ATGAAAAACAGTAAATACCTAAAAGCTCCTTTTCCTTATTTTGGCGGTAAATCGCTGATTGCAGATACTGTATGGCATTATCTGGGCAACGTCAAAACATATATAGAGCCGTTCTTCGGCAGCGGGGCAGTTCTGCTCCGGCGTCCACCCACAAAGCGTGAAAAGATTTACGAAATTATCTGCGACAAAGACGGATTTATCGCTAATTGGCAGATAAATTCCATAACAAGAGAAGACGGAGGACTGTTACTTTCTGCTTCTCGCGAAGGCAAAGAGGCGGGTTATGCAATAGTGACAAATTTGGGCGATGGTATTTTCGAGTTAAACGAAATCAGGGTTAATGATACTTTCAAGAGGCAAGGGCTTGGCACAGAATTGTATCGTAATGCCGCACAGAAAGTAAAAGCACTTGGAGGCAAACTATACACATCCCCCGAAATGACAGACGCAGGCAAGGCATTAAGGGATAGCATTGATAAAGCCGGAGGACTTGGAAATAATACAAGGGTCAAAGGTGCATACCGCAGAGAAGTGCTTTCCTCTTTTAATCCCCCTGCCGCAACTTCCTGCTGGATTGGAAGCGGGACAACAAAAGGCGATTCGCTTCGGATACCATTTCTTGCCCACGATGTCGGAATTACTGCTGCGAAAGGAAGTACTGTAATGACGAGAACATTCTGATGAAAGGGGAAAATTATGACAAAATTTGTTAATATCTCCAACCATCCGATTGCCGGATGGACGGACAAACAGAAGCAGGCAGCAAAAGATTTGTTTCCAGCCGGAAGTAAGGTCAAATTTGTAGATTTGGGATTCCCAAATATAGACCCAAAGAAGAGTACCGAAAAGGTATTTGTAGATTATAGCAGTCGCTACATTGACAAATACATAGAAGCAGAAGAGCAATTATTGCCGATTAAGGAGTAATAAATTGATAAGCCAAGAAGAAAAAGAAAATTTGAAAGTGTACAGGATGGAAAATGAACGGAAAATCGACAACTTAATTCATCTCCGAGCCGCTGCTCGGCGGTTTGGCCTGCCTCCCAAATGGCTTAAAGAGCAGGCGATAAGTGGGGCAATTCCGGCTCTTATTGCCGACAATAAAGTCCTTTTTGACTTGGAAGTTTTAGTTCAGTGGTTGACTAAGCGGGCACGGGGAACGGGCGATGATGGGAAATAGCCCTGCATCGCAGAATGTATCCTCATAAAATCATCTCACACAAGGACTTACGATATAGTTTGCGGCCCTACATTCATCTTGCGTTAATCTTGCGTTAATCTTGCGGAAATTTTTTTGGGGGCCGGCATATATTGGATAGTATGAAATCAAAACTGCAAATTATCGAAGAACGGATGCGGCGTCTGGAAATCCTATATAAAATCCTTGCCGCTCAAAAAAAAGTTGAGCGAATCAAGCAGCAGCTTGATAATCGGAGAGATGCCAATGTAAAACAATCTTTTACAGATTAATCATAAGGCTGTCTGTGAGCTGCTATTTATAAAATGCTAAGACAAAAAGAAATCGTATGCTTCATTACAATATACCTATTAGGCCGATTCCGCAGCAAAGACCAAGAGTCTATCGTCGGGACGGAAGGATTTACGCCGTGAATCCATCACAAAAGATAAAAAATGAGATTGCCAAGTTCATTTATCCTCGACCAGCACAATTATTGTGCGGACCGATAGAGGTGAAAATAGAATTTTATTACAAAGGCAAAACGAGCGGGTATTGCCCGAAATATGCAGATATAGATAATCTGGCCAAACTGGTTTTGGACGCTCTAAACGGGATTATTTGGGAGGATGATAAGCAAATTGTAAAATTGCTGGCCGAAAAAAAGTATGCAGAAAAAGAAGAGATTCGGATTTTTGCAAAAATAATAGATTGACAGAGGCCAAAATAAACTTATAAATAAAGAGTATGGCAAAAAAAACATCGAGGAAATCACGTTCGAAGCCGCAAAAGCGAGCGGGCAAGAGATTGGCGACCGGAGCAGGCCGCAGTCATTGATTAAAAAGGCGGCCGAATATTCGGATGCCTGTATAGTTGCCGTAAATTGTCTTCAAAAATGCCAAAGAAGTTGATGAATTTTTAAGATTAGTACAATTGCCAATTGAGAATCGATGTATTGATGGTAGCCGGCTAAAAAGCAAGGTTGAGCTATATATAAAAGGTGTTCGGGATAATCCGATACCATAAAAAGAGATGGGACGAAAATCCAATTACAAACCGGACTATGTCAAACTGGCGTATAATGCCTGTTCCAGAAACGGGGCGGATATCGCCGCATTGGCCAATCTGTTCGGGGTGCATGTTGACACAATCTATGACTGGATGCATAAGCAGCCGGACTTCAAGGAAGCAATCTGTTCGGGTCGAGATTTATTCGACACGGAAAAGGTCGAACGCAAGCTGGTCGAACTTGCGTTGGGCTATGAATACGAGGATATCGTTGCCGAAAAGGATGAAAAGACCGGACGTGTACGGGTCAAAAAGTATAAAAAGCAGCTTCCGCCCAATCCGGCAGCTATAATCTTTTATCTGAAAAATCGTCAGCCTGGACGGTGGAAGGACAAGATAGATAATCAAGTGTCGAGCGATTTGAAAATTGTTGTTGATTTACCGGATGATTTGAAGCCTGATTGATTATGAAAGTAATACTTTACGAAATTGATGACATAAAGCCTTACAAAGATAATCCCAGAAAAAACGAAAATGCTGTTGATGTGGTAGCGGAGTCCATAAAAAAGTATGGATTCCGGCAGCCGATAGTCATAGACAAAGACGGTGTTATTATTGCAGGACATACCCGCTGGCTGGCAGCACGGAAATTGGGGCTTAAAAAAGTGCCGGTCCATATCGCCTCCGATTTGACGCCGGAACAAACAAGAGCTTACCGGCTTATTGACAATCGGACAGCAGATTTCGCAGAATGGGATATAGAAAAACTTAAAACTGAACTGGATGCGTTAATAGATAATAAAGAATTAAATTTTTTATTAAAGAATTGTGATTTTGATAAATTATTACAAAGCGAAAGTATTGAAAAACAAGATATTACAAAAGAAACTATTTATTCGCAAAAAATTGAAGTACCTGTATATAAACCGATGCAGGAAAATCCGCCAGCAATAAATGAACTTTATGATATTACTATCTATAAACAAAAATTAAAACAAATAGAAGAAACTGGCATTAAAGATAAAAAATTAATAGAATTTTTGCAATTAGCAGCAACTCGTTTTATAAAATTTAATTTCCAGAATATAGCAGAATATTATGCCCACCAGCCAGCAGAAGTCCAAGATATTATGGAAAAATTGGTTTTAGTAATTATTGATATAAAGAATGCAATAGCTAATGGAATGGTTGTGATACATAAAAAAATTAAAGATATAATGGCTGATGAAATCTTATCCGAAGATTTAGATGAATAAGTCTATGATAGATAATATATATAATCCAAATGATTTTTGTATTTTTATTATCTCATATCAGCGGGCAAATAATGTAAAAACATATAAAACTTTACAAAAATGTAATTGTAAATATCCTATATTTATTGTTGTTAGCGATGATGATACACAAATAAACCAGTATAAAAAGAATTTTAGCGAAAATAACCTCGTAATTTATTCAAAACGAGAATATATAGGTAAATTCGATTATATGGATAACCGGATAGATAAATTATCATCGGCGGTTTTTCCGAGAAACGCAGTATTTGATATAGCGAAAAAGTTAGGTTATCCATTTTTTTTAGTTTTAGATGATGACTATGGAAATTTTGAATATCGGTATATGCAAAATAATAAATTAAGAGGAAAAATTTTACATAAAAGTTTAGATAAAATATTATATTTATATAAGGAAACTCTTAAAGCATTACCTAATATCCACAGTTTGGCAATGTCTCAGGCGGGTGATTTTATAGGCGGTAATATGACTCGCGCATTTAGTTACCGACGGCAACGTAAAATAATGAATGTATTTTTTTGTGCTACTGATAGGCGGTTTGAATTTTTTGGACGGCTTAATGAAGATGTAAATGTTTATACTAAATTAGGTAATATCGGTTATTTATTTTTAACTATTCCGGAAATAAGTATTGTACAATTAATAACACAGCATAATGAAGGTGGATTAACAAGTAGTTATCTGGAACTTGGAACCTATATAAAGACGTTTTATACATTATTAGCAATGCCATCGAGTGTAAAAATCGGTATAATTCAAGATACATTTTCCAGGATACACCATCAGATAAATTGGAAATTTACAATTCCATATATATTGCCTGATGAAGTAAAAAAATATAAAAAATGATTTTAATACAAACAAGCGGTTTGTGTAAATTTATAAATGAATTATATTTTAAACTTATAAATAATAGGAGTCGGTATTTAATTTATTATGGCGGTGCGGGCTCTGGTAAGTCTGTAGCTGCAGCACAAAAGCAAATTATCCGCATTATCCAGGCATTTTATACTAAAAAGCCTGTCCGCCTCTTATGTATGCGTAAAACAACCCCAGCAGTTAGGAAAAGTGCATATGAAGAAATAAAATCGTTATTATATAAATGGTCATTATCCCAAATAGTAACGGAAAATAAAACTCGATTGCAACTGGTTTTTCCGGATTCATCCGAAATTTTATTTATGGGGCTGGACGACCCCGAAAAATTAAAGTCGATTCACGGGATAACATCAGTCTGGATGGAGGAAGCAACTGAATTCACATTAGACGATTTCCGGCAAATTGACCTGCGGCTGCGTGGCAAATCGAATCAGTATAAACAAATATTAATGACTTTTAATCCTATCAATGAACAGCATTGGATAAAAAAACAATTCTTTGATGATGATATACAAAAGGAAATTGAATCCGGAAAACAAATTGTTTCCAGGAAGTATACAGCCAATAGTGATATCACGATTGTACACTCGACTTATAAAGATAACCGTTTTATTGACCATGCTTATATCGAGCGTCTCGAACACTTAATAGAGGAAGACCAAAATTATTACAACATTTATACGCTCGGCAAGTGGGGCGTTTTAAGTGGGCGTATATTTGAAAATTACAGCACCGCTGAAACTGTACCGGATAAATATGATATTCGTTATTACGGGCTGGATTTTGGTTATTCAATCGACCCCGCAGCTTTTGTCGAGTGCCGGATAATCGGAAAAACACTATATGTCAAAGAGCATCTTTATCAGCCGAATCTGACAAACAAAGAGCTTGCCGACTTAATCCGGTCGATATTGGATGCCAATCAGGACAAAAACGGCCAGATTTTAGCTGACAGCTCCGAGCCGAAAAGCATCGCCGAATTGCGGCGCTATGGTTTGAATTGCCAGCCCGCCGTCAAAGGCCCAGACAGTGTTTTGTACGGTATTCAGAAAATGAAGCAGTATCAGATTATCATTGACCCTGAATCGACGAATATATTGAAAGAATTTGACGGCTACAAATGGGCCGAAGACAAATTCGGCAATCAGCTGAACAAGCCCGTCCAGTACAACGACCATACGATAGATGCAATCCGCTATGCCCTATCCCGCATCAATGCCGAGCCGGTGAAGTTTATAACGGAAGAAAAATATAAACAGAAGCGTCCGGATTATAACGAGGATTGGATGTGGGAGGAAATTTGATTTTATCGGTTGACAACACAGGTATTGTGTTAAAATAAAATTATGCTCAAACGGTTGAAAGACTTGTTCAAGCCGGCGGACGCACGGCCGGCGGTCTATACGATAGGAAACGAGCCCTTCTATTGGCGGTCAAGCGGACGTCCGGAAGATTTAATCCAGAAAGTAAAAAATTGGGTCTATGTCTGCATCGACCGCAATGCGGCGGCGTGTGCACAAACACCGCTGCGGCTGTATCAGACAAAAAAGCAGAACAAATACAAATCTCGGCCTGCAGACCGAAATGCTGTCCAGCGGATAGTATCAAAGGTATATCTGGATGCCGTTTCGGATATTGAAGAACTTGTCGAACATCCGCTGTTGGACATCCTGAAGCGGCCCAATCCGGTCAACAATCTGTACGAATTATTAAACATAACAGTCAGCTATTTGGAAGCCATCGGCAACGCTTTTTGGTATTTGGAAATAGAAAACAATCAAGTTTTGAATATCTGGCCGCTGTTATCGCAATTTGTTTCTATTCGAAAAATAGACAATGAAATTTATTACAAATATCAGCATGGCGGGAAACAAATGGAATTTACCGCCGAGCAGATAATACACTTTAAGTATCCATCATTGACCGACCCCTATCTCGGCACAAGCCCGCTTCAAGCCTGCGAGCAGGCAGCCGATTTATACGATTTTATGAACCGTTCCGAAATCTCGTTGATGAAAAACGGCGGTATCCCAGACGCCGTCATCCAATTTCCGCCGGATGCGTTTATCAGCGAGGAAGAGGAGCGGCGGATATTGACCAAATACAAGCAGTTTCAAGGCCCGGACAGACGGGGCAAACTGTCTATATTAACCGGCGGAGCGGAAATCAAGCCGGTCGGATTTGCCCCTAAAGATATGAATTATCTGCAGGGCCGCAAATCGGCGGTCGAAGAGATATGCGGCGTATTCGGCGTGCCGCTGTCATTTGTGAAAATTCAGGAAATCAGTCGGGCGAATGCTTGGGCAAGCCTTGACCTTTGGGCACAGCAGGTCATCCGGCCTAAATTGGTTATGCTGGAAAACAAATTGAACGAACGGCTTGTCCCGTTATTTGACGATAGTCTGCTGCTGATGTTCGACAATCCCAGACCGCCGGATGAAGAATTCAGGTTACGGCAGATTGAAACTCGTCTGCGGGTCAATTATACCAGTATTAACGA